AAAAAAAATAAAAAGGATATACAAGACCTCAGACCCACTGTCCACTATCTAGGACGCTATAGGGCACTATCGGCCATACCCTACCCTCTAGGGGGGTTTCCGCTAACTCGTTGACCTGCTAAGGGTTAGTGCCACTGAACAAGGGGAGAGTCGGGGGAGAGTCAGGGGAGCCTACGGGGAGAAACCGGGGAGAGTTAGCTATACAGATGCAGTATTAAATTGTTCAACTGTAGTCCAGATTATCAAGTGGATGAGCATGACTGATATTATTAATATTAATAATTAATAATATTATTTCAACAGGATGAGCGGGGCTACGCCTTCGAGAATCGAAAACGCCGTATTGGATGAGCGGGGCGAGCTGTATGCTCAAAAAAAGATGATAGACCGGGGATTGACAACCCCCGGCCTACCGTCGCGGCAAGACTTACTGTGTGGGCGGAACTTCCTCGGTAGTCGTCTGAGACAATGCCGCTTTCTGAGCCAGCATTGATTCGACCTGAGCGCGGGCGATTGCTTCCGAGAATCCCAGTCGGATGTAATCGCGGACCATACGCTCCACGATATCTTCCTGTGGAACTTCCGACGGCTTGTGTGGAAGTAGTGCCGACTGATACGAATTGGACCTTGCGTTAGACTTCAACGCTTCGTCCACCATATCTTTTAGGCTCCACTTTTTGGCGGTCATTACTTCCGCCGCTTCCGCTTCCGTCTCAGTTTCCTGATACTCGAAAGCTTTCTCCAGTTTCTTGCCGCGCTCGGCCTCGACCGGAGAATCACTCGGAACCGTGAACGTGAACTTGCCGACCTTCGTTTTCATTCTGTCTACTCCTTGTCGCCCGTCATTGGGCTTGTCCCATATAGTAGCACGCGCCGTGCCATGCGTGACCCCTGATTCTATTGGAGTTTTGACGGAACGTCCTAATAGAAGTCTACCTAGACGCGAACAAAAGTATCGAAAGGTTGTGACTTCGAGGACTTCCTCGTAAAGTGTTGCTACGTAAGGGGATACAGCCCTCGGCGGGAGCCTCATCTCTGGCACGAAAATTGCGTGGTATCCCAATCCTCTAATTTTTACCCCTTATTAAATCTCAGTCTACGGGTCCCATATACGCGTAAGGAGGTAATATTATATATAGAATAATAAAAGTTGTGGCTTCGCCATGATGATATGCGGAAGTTGACTTTCAGTCCGAGGTATGCTAGACTGGTGTCAATCCAAGACCTCTGAACTTTCGGGTAATATTGTAACTATTAGGAATGTGCCCATGCCATATCCAAAGGCTACGATTAAGTCTATCTCTGTTCAAAAGAATTTCCTTGACTTACTTAAGGTTATTCTAAAAGATTCAGGGGCAGATTCAATGCAGCTTCAGAAATGCATGGGTCGCGTGGAAGAAATAGTTACAATAGAATACGAAGAGGAGCAGTTCAATGCCAGGAACAGTAACAGTCACAGCGAAAGTGGGGCCAGCAGTTCAGGCCACAGCCCTACCGTTACCGAACAGTGATTTAGTCACGTTCGATAGCGCGAGGCGAATGCTATTTGTAACTCAATCTGCGCCGAATCGTATCAACGAATTCGACCTGTCTGCTGTCACCACAGTAACCATCACTGTTTCAGGTCTGAACTACAACGTAACCCTGACCTAATATCATGACTGACCCTATTACTGACCCACCGCCTACTGAATCAACAGAACCACCAAAGCCTCCGCCGCCGGAAGTAATCGTGGTAAACGCATTAACTACTGAGAAACTAAGCAAGGTAAATGATGTTCTATTGCTTGCGTGTGCTGATTCGAATTCACAGAAGAAAGCATACGATGAGATTGTTAAGATTCTAACCGGAGACTAACTATGCCGATGGGAATAGTTTCGAACGCGGACTTCCAAAAGGAACTTGATAACTCTGGTAACAGAGAACAGGTTTCACCCGCGCTCGTGAAAGAAATTTCGCGTGGTCGTGGGGAAGGAAACGTCGAAGTTCCCAACGCGCTTCGGAATATCATCGGGGATACTGCTATAACTAATGGAAGAAAAGACGCAGTAGAACTAGCATCTAACTTCGGTATATCCCCCTCCTCCGTTTCAGCCTACACTAACGGCGCCACATCCACAGCATCATACGGTGAAACACCAAACAAGGATGTTATGGATGGAACACGTCTGCGTATTCAATCGAAGGCGCGGGCCAAACTAATCAAGGCAATACATGGAATCACTGATGATAAACTAGCAGTAACTAATGCTAAAGACTTGGCAGGAATAGCCAAGGATATGGCAGCAGTAGTTAAAACTATGGAGCCGGAGAATAAGAAAGTAGAAGGGGAGAAAGGTGGTCCTACTTTTATTTTCTATACTCCACAGACTAGGAAGGAAGAAACATTCGACGTAGTGTTCACCAAAGAGGGATAGTCATGCCATTGCTAGAGATTCTCTCCGCTGGTCCCGTATATCAGATTGTGCAGAATCAGGTATACGCCCTCCCTGCTGTCGAATCCTTCATCGTATCCGATACTGTTCTTGAATTCTCAATGCAAACTGGTTCTGGGTTTGCTGCGGTAGCTGCATCTACAACGGGTATGACTTCTTCATATCCATACTGTCGTTGCACTACAGCAGCCGCGAGGGTTTCAGTCAAACGAGATTAGGGGGAGTAACATGCGTAAGTTGGTAGCGTTAGGAATTTTTACGCTACTATTCGGAACTGGTCTGATTGCACAAACTCCTCTCTATTTCGCGTGGGACTATCCCGATTCTGGAATTGCTGATGTTTCTCATTTCCGTGTTAAATATGACAGTGGTCAATACACATCAGTTGGATTACCTACGCCAGAAGTTCTAGAAGATACGGCGCCGGGTAATCATACTTTCAGAACATTACTACCAACTGGATTTCAACCGGGGGCTAATCACACAGCTTCGGTTGTAGCGTGTTCGGATACTATGGGATGTTCATTTGAAGTGAGCCTTCCATTTCGCCTAATTGGTCCTGCATCTAATCCTCGTATTAAGAAGTAATGGCATTTGATAAAGGATTCTGGAAGCCTAACAGAAAACAAGAATTATTTCTGTCGCTTCCTAATACTATTTTCGAGGGATTCTACGGAGGGGGTAATGCCTCGGGAAAATCAGACGTTCTACTAGTATATGGTGTTAATCATAAGTGGCATGAGAACCCTAAGTTCAAACAGGTTTTCATGCGACGGACTTATCCCGAATTAAAGAATGAAATCGTTCCGCGAAGCCGAGAGATATTCCCAAAGTTTGGCGGAGACTTTAATAAAACTGATATGCTCTGGACATTTCCGCGTCCAGACCAAATTGGTTCCGGTATGAAACCATCCGGAGCAATGATATTCCTCGGTCATTGTGAGACTGAAGATGATGCACACAAATACGATTCAATGGAAATCAATCTCTTTACACCTGACGAACTCACTACCTTCACCGAATTTATTTATCTTCATATCGGATTCACACGTGTTAGAACTAGTGACCCGGCATTACCAGCGATTATACGAGCTGCGGGAATGCCTGGAGGAATTGGACATACTTTTGTCAAGAAAAGATTCATTGCCCCCTGTCCAGAAGGTGGGAAAATAATTGTTGGAAAAGGAAACGTCAAACGTTTCTACGTCCACTCTACTGTTGCTGATAATCCACACGCCGACAGGGAATATAGCCAGCGACTTGATGGAATTCCATCAGAAGCTGAAAGAAAAGCACGCAAGTTTGGAGATTGGGATGCTTATCAAGGACAAGTCTTTGATGACTTCCGGGATAGGAGATATCCTGATGAGCCTGAACAGGCTCTCCATGTAATTCCGCCGCATGAAATTCCCGACTGGTGGCCTAAAATGGTTATCGGTGACTGGGGATTCGCGGCGATGACATACATAGGATTCTATGCGATATCTCCTTCTAAACGTTTATATCTCTATCGTGAGCTTTATTGGCTCAAGACTAAGATTGAAATCTGGGGACCGATTATTAAAGACTTCTGCGATAAGGAACATCCAGAAGTAATTAAATTCTGCCGAAGCGCGGGGCAGGAACGTGGACAAGAACACACTATTCAGCAACAAATTGAAACTGCAATTGGTAGACCTATTGAACTGTCTGATAATAGTCCGGGTTCTAGAGTATCTGGAAAGATGTTATTGCATGAATATCTGCGATGGCGTCCAAGACCAGTTATCTCACCCGTGGATTTACCAACCTATTCTGAGGAATACGCCATGTGGCTCCTCAGAAACAAGGGATTAATAGACTATAAAGCATATCTTGCTCTATTCGACCCGCCAGAAGCGGAAACTAACATACCAAAACTGCAAATTTTCTGCTGCGATGTGAATGCAGTGAGTCATGAAGGGCATCCCAATTGTTGTCCTATCATGATTGAAGCAATTAAGGCGTGCAATTATGACAAAGCGAGTAAAGAAGGGAAGCCAGCGGAAGATGTCGCGGAGTTTTCTGGTGATGACCCCTACGATGATATACGTTATGCTTGCGATTCCGCTGAAAGATACTTTGATACAGCATCGGACCGATTCAAAAAGGTCCAAAAGCAAGAAGAACTTACACAAGCCCTAGCGAATAGTCAAGACTGGACTGCATTTTACCGAAATATGCGAAAACTAGAGGAAGCTCCTCCTATGCATGTTGTAGGAAGATTCCATCATAGGGGTGGTGGAAGAAGTAGATGGGGGAAATAAATGGCCGACGCTGTAATGCTTCCAACAGTTACTACAGTTCAGAAAGGAAATATCGGTGCTGGTGAACAAGCCATCATCCGATACTTCCTTAAGGGAAATGTATTGCGAAATCCGGGAGATACGATTCGTATCACCGCGATTGTCGTGACTGCTGCTAATGCAAATAACAAAACTACTATTCTTTATTTCGGAGCACTAGGTATTGCTACCCGCGGACCCGCTGGCGATAATAACTCTGTTCATGTTCATCAAGCGTGGGTAACTAGAATGCCCGATGGAAGTCAAAGGGCAACTGGAATGGTAACTAATCTCACTTCTTCCTCAACAGTAGTATTCAATAGAGATGTTCTCAACGAAAGTCTGGACCAACCAGTAGAAATTAAACTAACAGCGCAGGGGACAAATGACAATGATATCGTTTCGCGATTCTTCAAAGTTGAATATCTGCCTGTTAATGATAATTTTGAGTATAACTAGCTGCACTAAGGTTTACAATGAATCTCCTACTTCACCATCAGCAACAGTTGCGCCGGGAACTCCAAAGGTTGCTGATAAAATTGAGTTTCGTGTATTTGGTCAGCAATTATCTGGTCCGGTCAACGTTAAAATTACTGACCCAATCAACGGAAACACGCTATATTCAGGTGGAGTTCCCTACTTCGCCTCATTTACTTCAAATCAAGACTCCATATTTCTGTTCATTGAAGCTAATGCTCTTGGCACATTCAGCACTTCTGGGTTACAGGTTCAAATATTCGTCAATGGAACCCTATTTCGCGAGGCATTCAGTCAGGGATTTTCGATGACATGCCAAGCATCAGGAACTTACAGGAGGACAAATGCACAAGTATCATCTAGTTCTAAGTGATGGAAATGAACGTGACGTAACTGCCGCTGGTGTGCAGTTCGTCGGACCAATCCTATCATTTTACAATGAACAAGGGGAACCTACTTTGGCCTATTCCGAGGGGGAATGGAAATACGTAGAGTTAGAGAGACTAGATGACAAGGAATAGTGAACAAA